TGAGAAAACTGTAAATCCAAACCTCCCCCCTGTTGATCGCGAAAAGGATTTCAAAGATCAGCGCGCATATGAAGATCGCGTTAATCGTGAACAAGCAGCCTTAATCGCTGGGCGCTATAGAAATCCCCAAGAAATCAGGTCTATCTCTGACAGGCTTGAAAATGATTACGACAAGCAAGACGCCAAAGCTAAGGTTGATCGCGAAAACCTCCAGAAAAGCGCCCCGCTCAGTCAGGGAAACTTCAGGGTAAATGTGAGTCGCGGTGCGGCTTCAGACCGTTTACCCGATATCAAGCTTGGTGGTCCGCGCAGCGGCACAAAGGGTGGCTACTCTGGCGGCGGAATGGGCGGCACTTTCAAAGGTGGCGGCTGGGGTGACGGAACCTACAGCGGAGGCCAAGGCGGCAAGGGCTGGAAAGCTGGCGGTCTTGTGAAAAAGAACTCAAAAAAATCATTTAAGAAGAAGTAGGGAATTAAAATGGCCGTTCGTAAAACATTTGGTAATAAGGATGCCGAGGCCCCGAAGAAGGGCCAGAAAATCCTTATGGACACCCTTGAGAAGAGCCGTAAGACAAATGAATTTTTGCGCGGTGAATCGCGCAATCCTTCTGGCGGCACAAAGGCCCCGAAGGGTGATCGTGCAATTTTGCAGAGCGGTCGTGGCTCTGGCGGCACTCGCCCTCCCGGTGGTGGCCCCATCCGCTCTGCACAGAAGGGTGGCCTTCCGGAAATTCGTCGTTCAACACAGCCTGTTGAGTATAAGAAGCCCGGCACATCGATGACTGAGTATAAGAAGCCCAGCGGGTCGGTTGCCGAGTATAAGAAGCCCGGTGGGTCAGTTACCGAGTATAAGAAGCCCGGTGGGTCAGTTGCCGAGTATAAGAAACCCAGCACTTCTGTTTCTGAGTATAAGAAGCCCATGGCAGGTGGTGGTGCCATAAGCAAGTCAGAGGGCATGCTGGATAAGGCCAAGCGTATTGCCAAGGGTCCGATTGGGCTGGGTGCTGCTGCTGCCGGGTTCTATTTTGGCGACACATTCTCTTCCAAGACAGGCAATCAGGCCAATTATGGCGAGAAGGAATGGATTGCGGATAAGAAGAACCGTGGCCCGCTTATGAAGGGGAATGCTCCCAACACGTTTTCTAAGTCTGGCCCGATTGCCGCCGCCAAGGAAATGCGTAAGGGTGCCCCTCGTCAGATCGCCGCTATTAAGGCTGAACTGGATGATCGGAAAAATACAACAACCAATACACTGACTGCCCCGAAGTCCAAGCAGAATTCGACAGTTACTGACACAAGCCCCGAGAATAAGAAAGCCAACTCTGTTGGCGGCGCAAAGAACGGCCCGTTCAAGTCCAAGTTTGCCGAGGGCCTTCAGGGTCAGAACAAGAAGAAGTCGGGATCCAAGGCTGCAACCGGGAATGCTCCTAGCAAGTCTGGATCGTCCAAGGCTTCTAAGCCCATGTCTAACTTTGAGCGCCAGAAGCAGCGTATGTATGAGAAGGAAGGCTACGGTGGTCGCTCCCTTACGTCATCCGGTGCCAAGGCTCGCGTCCAGAAGGAACGCTCCTACAAGTTCAAGGACTTGTTTAAGAAAAAGTAGAGGAATTGTGACAATGCAATCAGGGGGAGAGAATTTCTCCCCCTTTTTTATTGACTGAAGAAAGGCGAATATCTAACATATGCCCATGAATGACACACTCACAGACGCCATCTTCAACGCATGTGCCGCAGTTGCCATGATTAGCTTCACGATTATAATTGCAGGAATGTCAATCATTGTTCTGTTCTCAATCTGGAACTTCTTTCAGTCAGATGACCAAAGAGATTGATGAGGCTGGCCAACGGGCCGCCAGAAAAATGAAGATCCTCCTCCAGCACAAGGTGCTGGAACTCCTCCTCCACGACATGGTGGCAGTGCAGGGGCTTAGCGAAACCAGAGATGTGCTAAAATGGTGGCACGAACGTTTGGACGAATTCTAATCAACTTCCAACGTCAGTTAAAGGAATATTAAAATGAAGCGTCACATAATTATGCTTAGTGCGGCCATCCTTCTTACTGGCACGCTCTCCGCATGCACTAGCACATCCAAGCAGGAGTGCTGGAGGGCAAACAACATCAAGTCTGCCAAGGATTGCAACTCAGGCAATTCCGGGGTTTCTATTCACAAGCCCGGAATCAAGGGCAACACAAGTAAGCGAACCCAAGCCAAGGAAAAAATCGCTTCTCCCAACCCAACCACCCCTGAAGCGCCCAACACCGATCAGGGCGGCACAAATCAGAATAATCCCGATCAGGACAATTCACCAGTAAACAACGGCACCACACCCCCAAATAATCCCGATCAGGACAATAATTCTGGCACCTTCAATCAAAGCAACAGCAACGACATCTCGGGTTATGATCCCTTCAGTGGTCTGTATGGTCCCGGCACATAACGTTGGAGTGCCGCGAAAGCCCGAACCAACCTAAACGACTATGGAGACGCCTATGAAAAAGTGCATAGCAGTTATTGCGCTATTGCTTTGCTCGCCCATTCTAATGGGCATGAACAGTCAATCCCTACAGAATTCCGTACAGAATATGGTTAGGGCAGAGGCTGCAAGGCAGGGCGTTCCGGTAAGTTTGGCTCTTGCGGTTGCCAGACATGAGAGCGGGTTTAAATGTTATTTAGTGGGCAAAGCAGGGGAGCGGGGCGTTATGCAGATCAAGCCCACCACCGCACGGGGTATTGGATATAGGGGGTCCGCTTCCGGTCTATCAAATTGCGCCATTGGCATTCGCTACGGTATGATGTATTTAAAGATGGCCTACAAGAAAGCTGGCGGTGATTTCTATCGCACTGCAATCCTCTATAATGGCGGGCTTGGGTCAAAAAAGAAACGGAGCAGCTATGCTGAAAAAGTCCACAAAAAAGCCTACCCAACAGAACAACGAAGAATCTATCAAAGAACTGTCCGAGTCCATGATTTTGGGCGTGACAACGGACGGTGAGTGTGTTTATATTCACACGTTCAACGATGATATTCAGGCACTGGAATTCATGGAAACGGCAGCCGCAGGACTAAGGGCTGAAATTCTTAGTTCGATGTATAATAGGTCAATGAATTGAAAGAAGTGGATACAGAAGGCGGCTTTGACTTCTGGCTCTCTAAAGCCAAGAAGGGAAGCAAGGTTGTGTACTTTGACGGGTTTCTGATGCTTGAGCGTCAGAAATTTTTGATGGCGGGCGGTGAAGTCACTAAACTCCCGCAGAAAATTCGTACGGCAATGGCAGCATGGAGGGCATATCTTGAAGGTTTCGTGGTTTTGGTCCAGCACAAACGGGACGAAGGAGAATATGAGTACATTGCGATCCGCCGCTAAGGTTATTGAGACCCGCTATGTGTGGGGCCCAACGGTGGAGGCATGCATGGCAGAGGCTCAATCCATGTGTAGGTATGGGCGCTGGACTATTCAAGGCAACCCCGCCCCTATGACTTGGGATGGCCAGCACGGAACTGGTGTTGCTATTAGTCGTGTGATGGTGGGTTGAGCAATGGCTGAAGGTGAGATACTTATTGATGTGGGGCATCTAAAAGGCAAGAGAATCATGGTTGCAACCCCGATGTATGGCGGGCTTGGCAACACAATGTATATTTCGAGCCTTCTTCGGCTTCAGGCCGAGTGCTTTAGGTTTGGGATTGGGTTTGAACACGCCTTTATGATGAATGAAAGCCTGATCGACCGGGGTCGGAATGGCTTGGTGGGTCAGTTCCTAACCAAAAGCGATGCAGACTACATGCTCTTCATCGACGCCGACATTCAATTCCGCCCAGAAGACATCCTTGCCATGCTCCACTATGACAAGGACGTTATTTGCGCCCCATATCCGAAGAAACACATCAGTTGGCCGATGATTATTGAGGCAATCAAGAGTGGGATCGAAGACATCCCCACCCTTGAGAAACTTGTTGGGGAGTATGTTTTCACCTCCCTTGAGGAAAGGAATGAATTCACCCAAATCCTCAAGGTGGGAGAGGCTGGCACGGGGCTTATGTTGATCAAGAGGGGCGTCTTCGACAAGATGAAGGAGGCATTCCCCGAGAACTCTTATATTTCCGACGAATCCAAGGATCTTTCGCTTGGATTAGAGCGCGAGATGTTTGCTTTCTTCAAGACGGGAATTGTGGATAAGCGATATCTTTCCGAAGACTACTATTTCTGCCACAAGTGGCGTGAAATTGGTGGAGATGTGTGGCTTTTCCCATGGGCAATAACTTCCCATTTTGGGAACTACGCATTTCAAGGTTCTCTCGGCACATTTATTGATGCTTCGCGGGTAATTTTAAACAAAAATAACAGCAAAAAGAAGAAGGCAAAGAAGAGTGAAAAGCCCTGAAGAATTGATGGCAGAACAGTTGGATGGAAAGTTCTTCTGGGAACACACCGCAGACGAAACACACATCTCTCATAATGTTTTTGAAATCCGCAAGGCCCAGAAGGAACATTCCAAGGGCGCGGTTCGAATTACTGCACAAAACAAGAACGTTGTTGCCTTGGAAAAGAAGGAATCAAAGCGCCGGAAGATCCCCCTCAAGGAGAACCAAAAGATCCTTGAGCCAATAATGAATGCAATTGCCACTGCATATGGTATCTCTGTTGATAACCTACTTGAGAGGCCAACAAGCTACAAGTATGCACAAGCAAAACGCCATTATTACTGGGCGGTGTTTAGATATAACCCAAAACTCAGCCCCGGAGAAATCGGCAAGATTATGGGTAGGTGCCGCACAACAATCATGCATGGGCGAACAATGTTTCAAAATAAACAGGACTTCTCAAAGGTGGTTGAGGTGGAAAAACTGTTGGGGTTGCTGTGATGTGGATTCTTGTTCTGGTTTTTGTTTACAACTCACCAGCAATCACCACCGTGCCGGGAGTATATTCCACGATTGAGGTGTGCGAAAAAGCGGCTACAGAGTTTGAAAAAAATAGTGGTGTCTTTGAGAAACACATTGCCTACTGCATCCCAGCCCCAGATGACATTGCCTACGAATAAAATCCGCCCGCTTAGTTAAGTGGTATAACGGCTGTTTTGTAATCAGCAGTTGAGAGTTCGATTCTTTCAGTGGGCACCATATAATAAAAGAATGAATTACGCGGAAATCATCGACAAAATCCCCGAAGCAGAGAAGCCGGAAATCCTCCGGCTTCTTCGTGCTTTGGATGAGGCAAAGCGCGTTGAAGCATCTCAGGAGCATTACCTCCCCTTCGTGAGGGAGATGTGGCCGGGGTTTATTGACGGACGCCATCACAAAATTATGGCAGACGCATTCGAGCGGGTGGTGAATGGCACGCTAAAACGTCTTATAATCAACATGCCACCGCGTCACACCAAATCTGAATTCGCATCCTACCTCCTCCCGGCGTGGTTCCTTGGCAAAAACCCCGGAAAGAAGGTTATTCAGACCGCCCACACTGCCGAATTGGCTGTGGGCTTTGGTCGTAAGGTGAGGAACCTTGTTGGGTCAGATGACTACCAGAAGGTGTTTCCCGGTGTGAGTTTGCAATCCGACTCAAAGGCCGCTGGGCGCTGGTCCACCAACAAGGGCGGAGAATACTTCGCTATCGGCGTGGGCGGCGCTGTGACGGGTAAGGGTGCCGACTTGTTGATCATTGACGATCCACATTCCGAACAGGAGGCTATGGTTGGCCAGTTCGACGGCTCCGTGTATGACAAGGTGTTTGGGTGGTATTCTTCGGGCCCGAGACAGCGCCTACAGCCCGGTGGCGCGATTGTGATTGTTATGACCCGCTGGGCAAAGCGAGATCTCACGGGGCAGATCATCAACGCCTCCACAAGGAACGAAGGATCTTCCGAGTGGGAGGTTATTGAACTTCCCGCCATTATGCCGTCCGGTGACCCTCTTTGGCCTGAATTCTGGTCTATTGACGAACTTCAAAGGCTGAAGATCGAACTGCCCATATCCAAATGGTCGGCACAATATCAGCAGGATCCAACATCAGAAGAAGGCGCGCTGATCAAGCGGGATTGGTGGAATGTTTGGGAGGGGGAGAAGGCCCCTGTCTGCGATGCGGTCATTATTGCGATGGATACGGCATTCTCCAAAACTGAACGTTCCGACTATTCGGCATGCGTCACGTTTGGGGTTTTTAATAACCCTGATCCAACGGGGAAACTCATCCCCAACCTCATCCTTCTGGACGCTTGGAAGGACAAGATGGAGTTCCCAGAACTAAAAGCCGCCACTGTGCAATATCATAAGGAGTGGCAGCCTGATATGTTCATTGTGGAGAAGAAGGCGTCTGGTGCGCCTCTAATCGCAGAACTACGAAACGCAGGTATCCCAGTGCAGGAATTCACCCCCACCCGCGCCACTGGCGACAAGATCGTGCGTGTGAATGCAATCACCGACATCTTTGCGTCTGGTGTGGTGTGGGCCCCGGATGAACGGTTTGCTGAAGAGGTGGTCGAGGAGTGCGCGGCGTTTCCGTCTGGAGACCACGATGACTACGTGGACGCAGTCACGATGGCTCTGATGCGGTTCAGGCAGGGTGGATTTATGATCCCAACAGACGAGGACGATGAGATACCCATCCCCAAGTTCCGTAAAGAGCCGTTTTATTGATATAATAAGCCAAATTAAGAAAGCTGATTCATGGAACCCTACATCCCCGTATCTCCGGAAACACCCCCGATTAACGTTGAGGTGCCCGGTGAGGATCTCGGCCCCACCGTGACCCCAGACGATGGGGGTGGCGTTACGGTTGATTTTGGGGATCCCGTCGATGAAGCAGGCGCTGCGCCTGAGCATTTCGATAATTTGGCGGAATACATGGATGACGGCGATCTTTCATCAATCGCGGCAGATCTTATTTCCGATTTTGACAATGACCTAAACACCCGCGCAGAGTGGGAAAAAGCTTATATTCAGGGCCTTGACCTTCTCGGATTGAAGATTGACGAACGCACAACCCCGTGGCCCGGTGCCTGCGGCGTGTTCCATCCCGTCCTGACTGAGGCGGTTATCCGCTTTCAGGCCCAGACGATCATGGAGGTATTTCCCTCCTCCGGACCTGTTGAAACGAAGATTGTTGGCAAGGCTGATGAAGAAGTTCTGAAGCAGGCTCAGCGCGTTAAGCAGGAAATGAACTACATGGTCACGGAAAAGATGCGTGACTACCGATCCGAGACCGAACAGCTTCTATTCCGCCTTCCCTTGGCTGGCTCCGCATTCCGTAAAGTTTACTACGATACTGTTAATAAGATCCCCGCAGCAGTGTTTGTGCCTGCGGAGGACTTCGTAGTTGCCTACGGCACCACAGATCTCGCCGCTTGCCCGCGTTACACCCATGTAACGCGCATGTACCCGAATGAACTTCGGAAATTGCAGGTGAGTGGTTTTTACCGGGATATTGATATTCCGGAACCAACCCCAGACTACTCATCGCTACAGAAAAAGTACGATAAGGTAAAGGGCGAGACCCCATCCGTCACGGACGATCCGAGACACGCAATCCTTGAGATGTGCGTCGATCTTGACCTTCCGGGCTTTGAAGACGAAGACGGCCTTGAATTGCCCTACGTTGTCACGGTTGAAAAGTCGAGCCGAGAGGTGCTGGCGATTCGTAGGAATTGGAAGGATGGCGACCCCGCCTTTACCAAGCGTCAATATTTTGTTCATTATCAATATCTTCCGGGGCTTGGATTCTATGGCACTGGCTTGATCCATCTCATTGGTGGCATTGCCAAGTCGGCCACATCCATCCTCCGTCAGCTTGTTGATGCTGGTACGCTGTCGAATCTCCCGGGCGGTCTGAAGGCCCGTGGGCTCCGAATTAAAGGCGATGACAACCCCATCATGCCGGGTGAATTCCGCGATGTGGATGTTGCGTCTGGCTCTATCCGCGACTCAATCACCTTTCTACCCTACAAAGAGCCTTCTAGCGTCTTGTATCAGCTTCTAGGTAATCTAGTTGATGAAGGACG